AAAAAATATGAGCAACGGAACTAAAGTTGTCAAAAGAGATGGTTCGATGCAACCATTAGATCTAGAGAAAATGCATGTTATGGTAGAACAGGCATGTAATGGTCTTGCAGGGGTTTCTGCAAGTCAAGTAGAGATTCAGTCAGGAATCCAATTTTACGACGGTATAAGCACCGCAGAGATACAGGAGATACTAGTTCGTTCAGCAAGTGATCTAATTGATTTAGATCATCCTAATTATCAATTTGTTGCTGCAAGATTATTACTCTTTGCATTACGTAAAAATCTATATGGTAGAGTTCATGAACTACCTAAACTAAAAGATCATGTTGCCAAATGTGTTTGGAAAGGAATATATGATTCAGAGATAATGGATTCTTATACTGATGAAGAATTTGATAAATTAGAATCATTTATAGATCATGACCGTGATTATTTGTTCACATATGCAGGTTTAAGACAGGTTGTAGACAAATATCTTGTCCAAGATCGAAGCACTAATGAGTTATATGAAACACCTCAGTTCATGTATTTGTTAATTTCCGCAACAATATTTTCTAAATACCCAAAAGATGTTAGACTAGATTACGTCAAGAGATACTACGATGCCATTTCCAAACACAAAATCAACATCCCCACCCCAATCATGGCGGGAGTCAGAACACCCCTTCGGCAGTATGCGTCTTGTGTTCTCGTTGATATTGATGACACCTTGGATAGCATTTTTAGTTCTGATATGGCCGTGGGTCGTTATGTTGCACAAAGGGCAGGAATCGGTATCAACGCAGGTCGAATCCGTGGCATCAACGCTAAAATCAGGGATGGAGAAGTACAGCACACAGGGGTTGTACCTTTTCTCAAAAAGTTTGAAGCAACTGTCAGATGTTGCACTCAAAACGGCATTAGAGGTGGATCAGCGACTGTCCACTTCCCAATCTGGCACCAAGAAATAGAGGATATTATAGTCCTTAAAAACAACAAAGGCACTGAAGATAATCGAGTTCGTAAACTTGATTATAGTATCCAGTTAAGTTCATTATTTTATCAGAGGTTTATTGACGATGAGAGCATTAGTTTATTCAGTCCTCATTCTGTTCCTAGGTTGTATGATGCTTTTGGCACTCCTTCCTTTGACGAACTCTATATTGCTTATGAAGCAGACGATAGAATACCAAGAAAAACTATTAGAGCGCAAGAACTAATTCTTGCCCTATTGAAAGAAAGAGCAGAAACTGGTAGAATATATTTAATGAATATAGATCACTGTAATTCTCATTCATCATTTATTGATAAGGTTGAGATGAGTAATCTATGTCAGGAAATCACATTACCAACCAAACCTATACAACATATCGATGACGAAACTGGTGAAATTGCTCTCTGCATCCTTTCTGCTATTAATATCGGTAAGATACGTGATCTATCCGATCTCGAAAGTCTGTGTGATCTTAGTGTTAGGTCTCTTGACGAACTTATTGATTTTCAAGGATACCCCGTCAGAGCAGCAGAAATCGCAACTAAGGCACGTAGATCCCTTGGTATTGGTTTCATCGGTTTAGCACACTATCTTGCCAAGCAGGGTGTTAAGTATGAGGATCCAAAGGCATGGCAACTAGTTCATGATTTGACAGAAGCATTCCAATACAATTTAATTAAGTCCACCGTAAATCTTGCAAAAGAAAAAGGTGCATGTGAATATTCTTCTAGAACTAAATATGCACAGGGGATACTTCCAATCGACACATATAAGGAAGATGTCGATGAACTCGTACCCAATAACCTAAAATATGATTGGGATTCTCTTAGAGCACTTGTCAAGGAGTATGGAGTTAGAAACTCAACACTATCTGCACAAATGCCTTCAGAGAGTAGTTCTGTTGTCTCCAACGCAACCAATGGAATCGAACCACCCAGAGGATATCTGTCTACTAAAAAATCAAAGAAAGGACCTCTTAAGCAGATTGTTCCTCAGTATGGATCCTTGAAAAATAATTATACTTTATTATGGGAAATGCCAAACAACACTGGATATATAAATATTGTTTCCGTGATGCAAAAATTCTTTGATCAGGCAATCAGTGGTAACTGGAGTTACAATCCAGAACATTATCCAGATAATGAAGTGCCTGTATCACAAATGGCACAAGATTGGTTAACAACTTATAAGTATGGTTGGAAAACCAGTTATTATCAAAATACTTATGATATCAAGACAGATGAAGTGGAGGATGAATCTACTTCACTTGATAATCTTGTTTCAGAAATCTTAGACACATCGGAGGAAGAGTGTGAATCCTGCACAATTTAAAATCTCATCAGAGGATAGAAAGCCAATGACTGAAGTTAAGGGCATGACAGTTTTTAACACTGAAGAGGTAGATACCAAGAAACAACCCATGTTTTTTGGTAAACCTTTGGGTGTTCAGAGATATGACAATTTTAAATATCAACAATTTGAAAATCTAACTAAACAACAGTTAGGATATTTTTGGAGACCAGAAGAGGTGTCTCTACAAAAAGACCGTGGTGACTATCAATCACTACGTCCAGAACAGAAACATATCTATACATCAAACTTAAAGTATCAGATCATGCTTGACTCCGTGCAGGGTCGTGCACCAGGTATGGCATTCTTACCATATGTCTCACTTCCTGAGTTAGAAGCATGTATGGAAGTATGGTCATTTATGGAGATGATACATTCACGTTCCTATACTTATGTGATTAAGAATGTATATCCAGATCCATCAGAAGTATTTGATAAAATTCTAAATGATCCCCGTATCTTAGAACGTGCTGCGAGTGTGACAGAATCTTATGACACATTTATTAATTATGCACAGGAATGGGGTCAAGGACATATGTGGGAAGATGGATGGAAAGCATCACCAACATCAGTCTGGACTCGTAAAGATTTAAAAAGACACTTATACAGAGCGGTTGCCAATGTCAATATACTCGAAGGTATACGTTTTTACGTTAGTTTTGCTTGCAGTTTTGCATTTGGGGAACTCAAACTTATGGAGGGATCTGCTAAGATTATCTCCCTCATTGCCAGAGACGAGAACCAACATCTTGCAATAACACAAAACATTCTTAACAATTGGAGAAAGGGTGATGATCCTGAGATGAAAGAGATTGTCAAGGAAGAAGAACAGTGGACATACAAAATGTTTGATCGTTGTGTCAACGAAGAAAAGGTATGGGCAGAGTATCTGTTTAAAGATGGTAGCATGATTGGTCTTAATGATAAACTACTTCATCAGTATGTTGAGTGGATTGCAAACAAGAGAATGAAATCAATTGGATTAAAACCTGTCTATGATATTCCTGCGAGAAACAATCCATTACCTTGGACACAGCATTGGATCTCATCAAAGGGTTTACAAGTTGCACCACAAGAGACAGAGGTAGAATCATATATAGTGGGTGGAATCAAACAAGATGTGAAAAAGGACACATTTAGTGGTTTCAAATTATAATACATGATACTATGAATGATAAAGATCTGCTTGACGAGTTAAAGGAGAGGATCAAAGAAGGTCCTGTCCTTTTTACTCCTGATGAAGATTGGGTTGACCAACTGAATAATATAGAGTCAAGTAAAAAAGCAATCAGAGATGCTGCTGATAGTTACGATCAAATTATAAATAAACTTAATGATGATGAAAAATCTGAAGAATCCATTTAACTTTGTCAAAAACACACGTCAAAGTTATGATAGATTTCATCAAAAAACAATCACTGAAGTGCAAGTGCAAATAGAAACTGAAGACCCTGCGTGGATTCCGCTAGATACTTTAGTTGCTATTACAAAAAAGTATGAGTCAGTATGAAAATCCTTGGACTTATGATGATAAAATTTTTGACAGTGATCTAATTGGTGATTATTATGGATTTGTTTATCTGATAACGGGTAAGCAAACGGGAAGAAGATACATAGGAAGAAAATATTTTTGGCAGAAAAGAAAACCAAGAACGGGATCGAAGAGAAGAGTTACATCCGAAAGTGATTGGAAAAAATATTACGGTAGTTGCCCAGAACTCAAGGAAGATATAAAGGAGTATGGTAAACTAGAGTTTAAGAGAGAAATATTAAGTTTACATAAAACAAAAGGTCTTGTTAATTTTGAGGAGACTAAACAGTTATTTTTAAATAACGTGTTAAGTGAATCACTTGACGATGGAAGACCTCTATACTATAATAGTAACATTCTAGGACGCTACATGCGGAAAGAC